AGCCTGCTATATTAGCAGGCACTCTTAAGTCGTCATGCCCTTCTAACGGCTCCATTCTCATTGCTTCTCTGGCTTCGTTTGCTGACATAATTCCAGTATTAACTAAAGTACTGTAATATGCCGCGGAATCTTTCAGTTCGGGCTGTAGAGCGGGTATATTGCTCACATCTTCTGAAATATCGAATCCAAAGAAACGCTCAAATGCAAAGTTTATTTTTCTCACTATAGGTAGTACTGTTTCTAAGTAATACAGCCTATGGTTTGGTCGAATATTTGCATTGTTCCCACTATCCAATAGCAATGGCGGTACGCCTATTGCCTGTAGTATAATCTTTTCGTTAGCCTGAATAGCTACTTGGAAGTCTAAATCTTTAAAGTTAACCTCCGTTAAGTTATCAACTTCTAGACCGCCATCTAATATTAGAGGACGTCTCCCTCCTGTGCTCGGGTTGTAACGGGCTCTCCAAGCAGCTAACATACGTTCTTTTATCTTTTCACTTAAAGTATTCGGGCTTTTTAGTACTAAACCTGGGACAGCTCCATTCCTGAAGAAGTTGTCCTGGAAATTTCTCATGCTTGCTAATAGTTGCATAGTTCTATATGCTGGTTTTAGTCTTGGAACTCCTCTGTATATAGAGTTAAATGAGTTCTCTTTAACATGAATAATCTCTGTTGGTAAATAGTCTATTACGCCATCGTATGTATATTTGCTAACATATGTTTGTTCGTCTGTCTCAATTGTTACGTTTTCAGCTGGTAAATGATACAAGCTGTCTCCGTCAAAGTAAATAAATATGTTTCCATCAATCAATAAATCGATTATTAGATTTCTTTTAAAAGTATTTATATCTTGATAGTAGTTCGGTTGGATATTTAGTAGTCTATTAACAGTAACTTTTCTAATGTTTTTAAATACTGGACTTAATCCTGGAATTTTTCCACCAACATCTACTGGTATCTCTGCAACGTCATCTACAACAATATTTACCGCACGGTTTACAACTTCTAGCTTTTCATATGCATCACGATAACGTGTAACAACTTCTCTAGAGTTTACAGACAAACCTTCCTCTCTACTCATTAAGTATTGGGAGGGGTTGTTCTTTTCTTCTAAATCTTCTGTAGTTCTACCTATAAATCGGTCATACCAAGCCATGTTTTTCTCTTTGTTTAATTACCCAACGTTTTTGTTTTTGGGCTGTGAATAATTTGGGTCTTTTTCCATAAATGGAATGTAATCTTAAATGATGCTCATGACAAAGAGTTGCAGCCTCTTCGTATAGTTCTGATAGATGCTGTGCTATAAACGTATCTCGCACTTCCATTATTTCTTCAGCGCTATCAATCTTTAATTTGTTCTCTCTTAACCACTTCTCTAACAGTTCCGTCATTCCGTAGAAGTGATGGAAGTCGAGGTTTTCTTTACTTCCGCAGATACGGCATTCCGTTCCCTTATCGTATTTTGACTTTGCTTTGTCTCTAACGTATTTGACTAAGTCTCGCTTAAGATTCATTTATTTTTCTCTTACCATGTATTATACTAAAATACCACGAAAATGTCAAGAAACATTTTTTCGTAGGTGTGCTTCATTTAAAAAGTTGTAGCTGATGTCTCAAAAGTATACAGCGCATATCTAAGAGCGTCTGCCATATGTGAGAATCTATCATGTTTTGGTTTCTCTTTCATCAAATTGGGATTTGGGTCCCACTGATATTGGTCCAAACACTCTAATGTGTGACGACATCTTTGGTCTACAATTAATTTGTTATTATCTACTAAACTCGCTACTTCCCCAATTCCATCAAGAACTGACTTCTTAGCATTTATAGTAGTTACATCATAATTTTGCGCAAAGTCAAATCTAGTTTGTTGTGCTGCAGAGTCTATGTATATCCAATCAATATCATGTTTCTGTTGTAGCGCTCTGATCTGCATTGCGTGTTGTTCTGTTGTTCTTTCTGCATCTAAGTATTCATCTAATACATAGAAATTACCTGAGTCCCAATCATATGCCACTACACATAGTGCTGTTGGGTCTTTATATCCTACGTCCAATCCTGCTATAACGTCCATTTTACTGGTGTCTAATTCTGATAGATCCGCTATACATTTTTCGTAATCGAACGCCCATATCTGACCTTCATAAGTATTAAAGTCAGCCATGTACTCTTGGGCAAATTCTGCTCCCGACATGGATTTTTTTGCCTCTACAATATCTTCTTCACTAAATCTTGGGTTTTCATGATAAGTTGCTCGAATAGAAACCCATTCTTTAAAGTCGTCTGAAAACCCACGATAAAAGAAGTCGGCAAACCAATTATTTCTTCCACGAGGAGTAGAAATAAATATTGCCTTACTATTGTCTTTATCTAGTGTAGGTCTTAGTGCTATATTGAAAGCATCTCTACCATCTACAAGTGCTGCTTCATCAAATATTATTAAATCATATGATCTACCTACACAAGAATCTACTTGATTAATTGATCCCATACGAACAGTAGAACCATTTGATAGTTCTATAACTCTATCCTTAGCATTATCTTTTGTAACTTCTAAATCAAAGTGCCTAATCAACTGTCTTTGTAAATCAAAAGATATCTGAGATAAAGAGTAGTTAGGTGACATAATTAAGATGTGCGTATTCGGGACAAGTGCTGTGAGTTGTCCTATAATATTTGAAATATAAGTTTTACCCTGACGTCTTGATACTGCTCCACATACGAAACGGTATTTAGGGTTGTTGATTGCATTTATGATTGCACATTGAGATGGTATAGGTGTGACTCCTAATAGATCCATGTAGGGTTCTATAGGAAGTTTGATAAACCTATCTTCTGATGAATAGGGAGTAAGGTCTTTACCCACTACGTCTTTGCGACTAATTTCTAACGTCAATGTACTGTTTTATTAGTTGATGAATGAATAATTTGGTGCGATTGAGCAAGGTGGTATAGATATAGGAATCCCCCGCATAATGATGCCATTTGCAAGTTGTCTTCTGTAAGTTGACCTGTTTCTCTAGATGTTCTATCTACTCGATCCAACACTTTCTGTGCTGATTCTGAGAGATTATCTAGCCAACTTTCATCTAAATATCTTAAATCTATATCTTCTACCATTACCTTTTACCCAATCTTTGAGTTCTTGTCTTTTTATATTTTTGGTACTTACTACGTTTTTTAGCAGCACTTCTACTCTTTTTATACTTCTGCTTAGCAGCTCTTTTTTTGGCAGCTGCCCTTGAGTTACGTAGCTTTTTTCTAGCAGCCACTATCCTTCAGTAAGAACTGCTGTACCTTTTATTTCTGCGTGAGCAGCAAATATTTGATCAGTAGTCGCTTTCTTTATTACGGCGGCTTCCCCACCTGCTAAAGAAAATGTTCCTAATGTGGCATCTGCTGAATTTGCGACTGTTACTAGTCGTACAGTAGTACCTGTATTTACTAATCTAACATTAGTTGATGCATCGAATGTAGAGGCAGCCCCTACACTAGTTCCACAAGCAGCCTCGGTGCCTAGCACTTTTAAAGCTCCCATATCTATTTCTCCTTCTCTGTCTTTTCCTGTGCGTCAGCTCTCACTTCTGCGTAGGTCTTTGTTTTCTGTTCAGCGGCAATCATTTTGTCGTGAATGTCTACAGTACCGTCCCAGTTCTTATCTGAGCCGTTTAAAACATTCCAAACTTTACTATACCACTTAGTCATTTTCTTTTGAAGCTTTTTCAGCTTCTTCTTTTGATTTGAATTTGCGTAATCTGCCACTCGCATCGCGGAACTTCCATAGACCTCTACTTTCGTAGATTTCGGGTCCTGATGGAGCCACAGGCTCTGCGGCAGGCTTCGCTACTTTGGTTTCGTATTCAACCATTTTCACTACTCCTGTAATTATGTTTACGTCTATAATCGGCTAGTGCCTTTTCTATAGACTCCTCTGCTAAAATGGAGCAATGTATCTTGATAGGTGGTAGGTCCAATGCATTAGCTATTTCTTTATTAGTGATGTCCTCCGCCTGTTTCAGTGTTTTGCCCCGTAGCATATCTATTAACTCGCTGGAGCTCGCTATTGCCGAGCCACAACCATAAGTTTTGAATTTTATATCTGTTATGATGCCATTTTCGACTTGCAATTGCAGTCTCATAACATCCCCACACGCTGGCGCTCCGACCATTCCAGTACCCACATTTGGGTCATTGGGATCGAAGCGTCCAACATTATGCGCTTCTGGATCCTTTAGTACGTTTTCAAAACGTTTAACTACTCTCTCCGAATAAGCCATTTAGAAACTCCACCCTAAAGTAAGAGCTGCGCTATCCATAACGTCTCCGTGTCTAGCGCTATCTAATACTAGAAGGCCTACATTTACGCCTTTCCAATCTTTAGATACCGTTAATTGTTTGTAGCTAGAATCATCAGGATGTCTACCGTATGATAGGTTTACATCTAATGCTTTTATAAATGGAACATCCATTCCTACTAGTACAAAATCTTTTTCTGAGTCATCTGTGTCAACTGCGTACATGGCACTAAATGGTCCCACATGCAATTTCCCGATTACTTCTTCAACTGCATCATAGTCTCCATCGTTATAGTTATATTGAACTACACTAAAATCTAAAGAGATTTTATCAGAAACTGCTAATGCGTAACCCGCATAGAAGTCATACTCATAACTAGCGTCATCGTTGAAATCCACTTGTGAAGCCCAAACGCCTCCATATAGTCCATTTCCTTCAACTTCTACTCCACCAGATAGTGCGGAAGCACCTCCAGTTTGAGAAGCACCTCTCCAAAAATAATCAGAAGAAAGATCTAAGTTTCCACTTACTCCTGAGTATACTGGCAAAGTCGATATTGCTAGTAATAATGCTAATATTTTACTTTTCATATTTTTCCTTATTTGTCAGGACATACTAATGAATGCCCAAATAACTCCTGCGGCTCCTATTAGACCTGCTCCTGCAGTGCTAATAAGAATCGTTTCTAGTCTATATACGGATTCCTCTACTCCATCGAATCGCTCTGCTGCTCTGGCTTCGATATCTTCTAACCTATGAAAGACGGTTTTCCATCTTTCTGCGCAAACAGCTTCGTGAGTACTGAATCTCGTATCTAAATCCTCGTCATTGTTCATATTTTAAGTGCCCTAGTTGCTTTGAATTTAAAAATTCTATAGTGTATTTTAACAAAATATCAACGGAATGTCAAGAAATATTTTTTCGAGGTTTATGTTTTTTGTAACTTTCTTATTCCTGACTCAAATAATGGGGCAAAAATCTCTACAGGCTCATCCTTGCCTTTTACCTTAATCTTATCGAGTCTTGTGCATCTAACTGTGCTACCGTGTTTGCGGAGATGCTCTAGTGTAAAGTCTGATAATAATATAGGAGTATCATAGGTTCTAGTTTGTACTTCGAGTCTGGCTCCTAAATTTACTGCGTCCCCTACAACTGAATAATCGAACCGTGATTCACTCCCCATATTTCCTACAATACAAGGGCCAGTATTAATTCCTGTTCCTATTACAACAGGGGGAAGGTCTAATCCCTTCTCTTTTAAGTCTTTATTTAATCGTTCAGTAAGTAATTCTATTTCCATAGCCGATTTTAGTGCCATTTCTGCGTGCTTTTCACAAGGTAGAGGTGCGTTCCAAAATGCCATAATACAATCTCCCATATATTTGTCTATTGTACCACCGTTTGCCAGTATAACCTTCGTCATTTCGTCTAAAAATAAATTTATAAGTTCTACAAGCCCTTCTGGATCATCATTTTTCATATACGCTTCTGATATTGGAGTAAATCCCACAATATCTGCGAATAAAAAGGTCATCTCCTTACGTTCTCCACCTAGTTTCATAAGAGAGGGGTCTTTAACTAACATATCTACCATGTCAGGAGATAAATAAGTACCAAATTGACCTTTAATTTGCCTTCTGAGTAAGAATTGTTGGACAAAACTTCTAAAAGTTACTACTGCCCAAAATATAGTTAGTACTAAAATGGCTCCACTTACATCTAAGAGTAGTCCTTGTTGAAAGAAATGCCAGGCTCCGTAACATAGTCCTGAAATGACGGCTAATAGTATAGGTAGCGAAAAATATATAGAGTACGTAGCGAAAGCTAGGATCAATAATACTATTGCGGTAGCACCTAGCTCCGCTACTATTGCCCATGAAGGTTCAGCTGGACTGTCCCCTGCAAGAAGTCCATGTAAAACATTTGCTTGTACTTCATGGGCATACATCGAACCGTTTGGAGTTGGTATAGGATTAGCTACACCCTCGGCTGTAACTCCAAATATTACAAAAGTTGCTCCCTCTAGTGGTTCTCTTAGATATTCTGCCGCAGATTGCCGATAAAAATTTGTATTCCAAGTAGTCCAAATTCTGGCTCTTGGGTCTGTAGTAATTAATGGGTATTCAGGTAGTCGAATCCACTCAACTCCTGTTTCTTTAGTTGATAATTGATAGCTGGGATTTCCAGTTGCTACTCGAAGCATTTCAAGTGCAAAGGAAGGATAGAGCCTATCTTGAACGTTTACGACGAGAGGTATTCTTCTTACCACGCCGTCTACTTCTGGAGCTGTTGTTATTAGTCCTACGCCTGCGGACGCGTCTGCTAGGACGGGTAGTTGTCGTAAAATTCCTGGGTACTGATATAGCCATGGTCTTGGGTTTTCTCCTAATGCGGCGGTCCCTACATGAGGCC